TGCACCCAACGAGAGACCAATCATTCCAGAGATGTATTGGGTTCTTTCAGGTATTAATTTCCTTAACGTGCTTTAAATTCCGTTTCGTGTGACGACCCCTGTTCCGGCAGTCTGCCCTTTACCGTGAGAAGTGGGAACGTGAGGATTACAGGACGGCCACTATTAACAAAGCTATTGAACGATGCAAAGGTGAATACTACAGACCGCCCGGCCGGCCCAAGGTGGAACGGGCTAAGTCGGAGAATGAAAACCAAACAGACTTTGTCACCATTAACAATTTAGAGAGTTACTTACAAACACATAGCATAACCGCTAAATATAATTTGATCACAAATGATCTTCATATTGCCGGCCTGGAAGAGGCGATCACACAGGAACACGCACAGAACGCCCTACCCATTGTCGTATTCGACCAGATAAGGTTCATGTATAAAACTGTCCACAAAGGGGATGTAAGAGACTTTTTAGGCATTATATCATTAAGGAACAAGTATAACCCTGTCTTAGATTTAATCCGCAGCGCAAAATGGGATGGTAAAGATCGTCTGCAAGAAACGTATAAAGTACTAAGAATAGCCGATAACGACAGCCTAAGCCGAACACTTATATGTAAATGGTTGTGGCAATGCCTAAGCATGGCAAAGAACACTATTAGCAATATAGAGAAGGCATACGGCGCGGATGGAATGCTGGTTCTTATAGGCGATCAAGGTATCGGTAAGACTTCCTTCTTCCGTACCCTGGCAATGGAGGATGACTTTTTTGTCGAGGGCGCGGAACTGAATACAGACAAGAAAGACTCTGTTATAAAAGTCACAAGCGGCTGGATTACTGAGTTAGGGGAGATTGGCAGCACGTTCAAAAGCGATCTGGACATGCTTAAGGCTTTTATCACTGACAAAATCGACATTTACCGAAAACCTTACGGACATGATAATCTACGACTAGCCCGAAAGACCAGCTTTTGCGGAACGTGCAACGATATGCAGTATTTAATCGACCCAACCGGCAATCGGCGCTTTTGGAGTGTTCTAACCAATGGCATTGACCTTGACCAGTTGAATAAGTTGAATGTCCTGCAATTGTGGGCACAGGTTGAAGCCGAAACACAACATAATAGGCAAGGCTTCCGGTTGACCCCTGACGAACAGGCGCAGCTAGCTACACGCAACCAGGCGCATGAAAAACCCTTAAAAAGTGAAATGGAAATTTTAGATATACTGGATATGGCTGAAAGAAATAATAGGATTGTTTACGATACTGTAACTATCAGCGAGTTTAAACAGGCACATGATATATTAAAAAACTATAGTGTACAACAATTAGCCGCCGCACTTAATAAAGTCGGTATTGAAAGTTTAGGCCGACAATACATAGACGGCAAACAGCAAAGAGTTAGAATGTTACCTGTATGGACACGACAAGGTACTATGAATGATGAAAACCCATTTGTACAAGACAAATAAGACAAGCAAAGACAAGGCAGAAATTTAACCTTGTCTTGCCCACGCACCGCATTGTATAGGGATTCATCCTCATCATAAGACAACGAGACAAGACATTTAATAAAATACTATATAGAAAAAAATAATTACACATAGCATAATTAAATAATTATTTATTCATATATGGAAAACCCTTGCCTTGTTGTCTTACTGTCTTGCGAACATATATTTGTGATATGTGTAAATAACAAAATACAGCGAGGCAATAGCCTACCCTGCACATACAAACCGAACGAATAGCCGTATAATTGACATAAGAATCCATTAACGAGGCGGCGCCGCTGCCGCTTTCAGAAAGAAAAGTTGGTGGCGTGATATTGAACCCAAAACAGCGCAGATTTATTGATGAATATTTGATTGATCATAATGCAACCCAAGCAGCTATAAGAGCCGGATATAGTGAAAAAACCGCCCGCAGCATAGGTGCAAAATTGCTTACAAAAGTCGACATTTTGGTTGACCTTAGTAACAAAGAAAAGGAAGTCGCTGCACGTAACGCATTAAAGCAGGACGATATTGTCCATGAAATGATGAAGATGGCTTTCATGGATACAGCCGGCATGGAGCCGCTTTTGAGATACGATGTTAAGTACAAAGCCTTAGATTGGCTGTCGCGGTATTTCACTATTATGCCGCTGGATAAACACCGCATAGACTACGACAACCAGCGCTTGGAAATTGACATGCTTCGGGCAAAGACCGCGCTTTCCGCGCAGGAAGCTGAGACGCAAGAACAGGATAACCAGCTCGCCGATGCGCTCGGAGCTGCCGCAGCGGAGGTGTGGCCGGAGAATGACGATCCAGGAACTGCAGATCCAGGCCCAGAAGATTGATGAGGCCCGGAAGCGGCGGAGCAAGTTAGCCTCGTTCCATTTCAAACCCTTTAGTCATAAGCAGAAGCAGGTAATGACCTGGTGGCATGATGCGTCAGCGGCTAATTATTACGATGGCATTATTGCCGACGGTGCTATCCGCAGCGGGAAAAGTATGAGCATGTTCCTATCATTCGGCTTGTGGGCAATGACGTGTTTTAATAACGAAAATTTTCTACTCTGCGGTAAAACCATCGGATCTTTAAGACGAAACCAGATACAATCTTTCGTGTCGATGATGCAGTCACAGGGCTGCCGGATTAGGAATTTAAAAACAGAAAATCTGCTTATCATCACGCAGGGTAATGTCACGAATTTTTTTTATCTTTTTGGCGCGAAGGACGAAGGCAGTCAAGACCTAGTTCAGGGCATTACTGCGGCCGGCGCGTTGTTTGATGAGGTAGCGCTGATGCCGGAGAGTTTCGTCAACCAGGCAACCGGGCGCTGTTCCAAGGACGGCCGGCATTTGTGGTTTAACTGTAATCCAGGGAACCCGCTTCACTGGTTTAACGTCGGCTGGATTCAACGGGCAGCAGAGAAAGAATTTCTATACCTCCGCTTCGGCCTGAACGATAACCCGGATCTAAGCGAAAAGACGAAACAGCGGTACCGGGCGATGTACCAGGGGCAGTTTTACCGGCGGTTCATCCGGGGCGAGTGGAGTATATCGGACGGCGTTATTTATGACATGTTCAATCCGGATATTCATACCTACGATGAAGCCGATATTCCCAGGAGCGCGGCCAGATATATAGCTATAGACCCAGGCGTCAGGAACCCTTGCGGATTTTTAGATATCTACTGGGACGGCGAAGGCGCCGTATACGTCGAGGATGAGTATTATTACGACAGCCAGAAGACCGGCAGGCGTAAAACCGACATAGAGTACCTGGATGACTTACATAAGTTCGTCGGTACAAAAGGGAGGCCTTACGGTGTTTTTATCGATCCAGAGGCCGCGGGGTTCAAAGAAGTGGTTCACCGGCATTATGTTACGCCAGCCGTGGACAAGGATGTGCTTGACGGCATAAATTTGGTATCTAATCTATTTAATCTAAACCTGCTGATGATAAACAGGCGTTGCGTAATGCTTATAAAAGAGTTGACAAGCTATATATGGGATGAGAAAGCGGCACAGAGGGGAGAAGAGCAGCCAGCGAAGATAAATGATCACCTGGTTGATTGCTTGCGCTATTTCTGCAAAACATTGATTATACCGGTTCGCTTGGAATTGATGATGGAGGATAGCACTAAGCGGAGGCAAAAACAGAAGCCAATAATGATAACGCGAAGCCCCTATGCGCCAAGGATGCCCAGACGTTATTAAGGATCGGCAAGAAGCCGGAAAGGATTTGAAAAATGGGATACCCTTTCACTAAAGGCATGTTTGCGGAGCTTTGCGCGTGGCAATGTACACAGGAAGAGATATGCGCAAGTTATGGAAAAACACCAGACGAGATGAATGCATGGTGTCTTGATGAGTGCGGTACAAACTTTGAAACCGCGCACGAAAGATATACTGCTTGTGGGCGAGTCCGGATACGCGAAATGATGTTTGCGCTTGCGAAAGAAAATGCCGAAATAGCGATCTGGTTAAGCAAGGTATATCTGGGGCTAAACGCCTGATATTTGGAATTCAGAAAGGATTGATTTTGTAATGGGCCCAAATGATTATGAGGCAGTTTGTTACTCAGGATTAACCGATGATGAAAAAGCTTTTCTGTCATTAGACGACTGCTTTTCAGATGTGCAGTACCAGCAATTGAACTTGATAAAAATGCTGACTTTACGGGAAATTGAAGTGCTCCGGGATTTAAATAGGCTTCGGGTTGATAAAGATAGGCTAAGTTCTGACTATGATTTGATTGATGTGATTGTTAAATTAGAGAATGCGCTGACAGCTTGTCAGGCATTAAAGCTAAGGGCGATTGAATCTTTGCATGAGATGCAGATAGATAAATATGAGGAGGACATGAATTAATTATTTCATGTTCCGCCAGCAAAACGCGAAAAACGTACGCTAACGAAAATTATACTCAAGCAGGCCGGTTTTTTTTCACGCTAAGAAATCCGGTTAATTTTTTATAAGCCAAACAAACGAAAGGGTTTTAAAACACGTTAAGGATCCCGCTGCAATTCTTACTTTGCGGGTGGTGACACGGACGCTGTTCAACCTCTTAGAGTAGAGAAATATGATAAACGAATTTCATTTATGTGCTTAGAGTATAATTTCCGCTATTTGATGCCGTTCCCATTAATAAGTTTCCTGGATAATTGT